CAACGGGCGATTGATGCTTGACAGTTGCGTCGCCACACTTGCGCCCGCCGGGAAACCGAGCGGGCTTTTCTATTGGTGCAGCATGGCCAAGCTCGCGATGCTCAAGCCGCGCGTTGCCACCATCGACACCAGCATTGCAGCACCGCCGATCAAGGTCGTCGAGCCGTTCTACACCTCAAGGCCGTGGCTTGATCTTATGGCCGGCATCAAGCGCGAGCGTGGCGAGCGGTGCCAGGACTGCGGACGTGGCCGCTGCCGCATCTTCGGCGACCACATCGTCGAGCTGAAGGACGGCGGCGCGAAGCTCGACCCGCGCAACGTGAGGCTTCGGTGCGGGTCGTGCCACACGCTCAAGACCAACGCCGAGCGCGCGAGGCGAATGCGGGCCTGACCCAGCGTCACATTGTTGCGCGCGAGGGGGGGGCGGCCTCCAAACTAAAAACCGCCTGGGACGCCCAACCGCGTTGGGTCGCACGCGCGCAATTTTTTTTGCGGGCGGGGCTCAGCCACCGGCAATATCTGCCGCTTGCGCGGCAACATCTGTCGCCTATTAAAAGGCGAGCCGGCTTTTCACGTCATGCTTGGCGTTTTGGTTTAGATTCTGGCTTGTAAAATTGGCATTGGCCGATCGGGCGAACACTTCATCGACGAATGTGCCGAGCATGTCGGCAAGGGCTGGATCGTCCGATATTTCGACGCTTTCAATGCGCCGGTTTACGTTTAAATTCATGCTGGACCGGATGGCCAAATTCCATTTGGCGTTTCGCAGCAAGGCAAATTTGCCGTGTAACGGCGTGGTGCGGATCGCATCGTTGCCGAATAGGTCGACTAGTACCTCGCAAAATTCCGGCTTTCGGGTGCGGAAGCTAGGGTCGACGATCATCCGGCAATTGGTCACGCGCTGCGATAGCATGAAGGCATGAGCCCGGCGCAGGTCGCCATCGGCGGCCGTCCATGTGGCAATGTCGAGCGTGGCTGGGCCGATTGCAGCGAGGCAATGGTCGAGAATGTCGACGATTGAAAATTGGCCGTTGGTTAAACAGAAAATTTCGCAGCCTGGGGTGAGCGCTCCGATGGCCGCCGCCGCGTCGCCGACCGCGAGGCGATGGATTCGGCGCTTCCTGGGCTTTGGCGCGCGGTGCGTGGCGGGCGTGGGAGTCTTGTCGAGGGCTAGGTCGGGTTTCATGGGGTCTGCCTTTGCGCCAGATTGAGATCACAGACGAGCAGCGCTATTCGGTCGAGCTTATGGCCGGAATCGGCATAAAGCACGCTGATATAGCGGCGGCGCTTGCCATTTCGCCGGTTACGCTGCGGAAGTATTGCAAGGCCGAGCTGTCGGTCGGGAAAACGCGAACGATCACGAAGGTCGCCGACAGTCTGGTGCGGCAGGCGCTCGCCGGCAACATGACGGCCGCTATCTTTTTTCTCAAGACGCAGGCCGGGTGGCGTGATTTTGGCGCCGCTGCCGACGGGCGACCGGCCAAGCTGGGCAAAAAGGACGAACAGCAACAGGAGGCTAAGAAGGTTGGCGGCATCTTTGCTGCACCGGCATCGCCTAAATTGGTTGTCAATAACAAGCTATGAAATGGTCGACGGCGTGCGTTGATTGGGAAAGCCGAATAGTTGAGCGGAAAAGTCTTATAACAAGCCGGCCGCTATTCCGGTCGGAAGCCGAGGCGGCGCTGGCCGTGTTCAAGTCGCTGCGCGTCGTCGACGTGGCCGGGCAGCCGACGTTTGGCGAGTGTTCAGATCAGTGGGTATTTGATTTCGTCGGTGCGGTTTTCGGCGCCTATGATCCGAAGGCGGCTAGGCGGCTGATCCGCGAGTTCTTCCTGCTGGTGTCAAAGAAAAACGCCAAATCTACGATTGCCGCGGGCATCATGGTCACGGCGCTGATTCGCAACTGGCGCCATTCGGCCGAGTTGCTGATCGTGGCGCCGACCCTTGAGATCGCCAACAACTCCTACAAGCCGGCGGCCGACATGGTGCGCGCGGACCCGGAATTGTCGGCGCTACTGCACATTCAAGACAATTTCCGCACGATCAAGCACCGGGTGACGGGCGCGCTGCTTAAGGTTGTGGCGGCGGATACCGATACGGTGGGCGGTAAAAAGGCGGCCTTCGTTCTGGTCGACGAGCTTTGGATTTTTGGCAAGCGAGGCCATGCCGACGCGATGCTAAAAGAGGCTACCGGCGGCTTGGTTTCACGGCCGGAAGGGTTTGTTATTTACTTGTCGACGCAATCGGATGCGGCGCCGGCGGGCGTGTTCCGGCAGAAACTCCACTATTTCCGCGATGTGCGCGACGGCAAGCTGATTGATCCCAAAAGCTTGGGCGTGCTTTACGAGTTCCCGGCGGCCATGGTGAAGTCGGAAGCCTACTTTGAGCCGATAAATTTCTACATCACTAACCCGAATTTGGGGCGGTCGGTTTCGGCGGAATGGATCGCCGACAAAATGCGCGAAGAGCGCAACGAGGGCGACAGCTCCAAGGGTCTGCTTTTGCATTTAGCCAAGCATCTCAACATCGAGATCGGCCTGGCGCTTGGGTCGGATCGCTGGGCCGGCGCGGAACACTGGCAGGCGGCAGCCGAGACGACGCTAACCTTAAGCGAGCTTTTGACACGCTCCGAGGTGGTCGTGATGGGCGCGGACGGCGGCGGCCTGGACGATTTGCTCGGTCTGGCGGTGATGGGCCGCGAGAAGAAGACCGGCCGGCTGCTGCTGTGGTGTAAAGCCTGGGCTTTCACTTCAGTGCTGGAGCGGCGCAAGGGCGAAGCCTCGGTGCTTCGCGATTTCGAGAAGGTGGGCGACCTCCGCGTGATCCAGCGGCTGGGCGAGGATATGGACGACCTCACGGAAATAGCCGAGCAGGTGCTGGCGAGCGGCAAGCTCTACAAGGTCGGCGTCGATCCGGCCGGCGTGGGCGGCATCATCGACGCCCTGAACCAGGCCGGCATTAGGGGCACCGAGGCCGGCGGGATGATTCAAGGGATATCGCAAGGCTGGCGGTTGTCCGGCGCCATCAAGACGATGGAACGGGCGCTTGCCGATGGCACGCTGATACATGGCGGCCAGCCGATGATGGCCTGGTGCGTCGGCAACGCCAAGGTCGAGCCGCGCGGCAACGCGATCATCATCACGAAACAAGCTGCGGGCTCGGCGAAGATCGATCCGCTCATGGCGAGCTTCAACGCAATCTCGCTCATGGGAACGAACCCGCGAGCACGCGGAGGCGCTGCCATCACTCTGTTAGATTGAGGCCCGCCGATGTGGAATCCGTTTCGGCGGCGCGAGGCCAAGAGCAACGCGCTCGACCTGCTGCGTGAATACCTGGTGACGGGCGGGCAGTCGGCGAGCGGGCAGAGCGTGACGTCGGAACGTGCGCTGGGCGTCACTACGGTGATGCGGTGCGTGACGCTGCTCGGTAACGGCTGCTCACAGATCCCGTTTAAGCTCTATCGCATGAGCGAGGACGGCAGAAGCCGCGCGGTCGTCACGGATCACGCGGTGTCGAGGTTGATCGCGCGCCGCCCGAACGGATGGATGACGCCGAGCGAATGGCGGCGGACCATGACGATGCATGCGGCGATGGCGGATTTCGGTCTGTCGATCATCACGCGGGCGCCATCGGACGGCCGACCGCTGGAGTTGCTGCCGGTCCGGCCGGACTGGATCACCTGGAAGCAGGCTGACGACTGGAAGATCGCCTACACCGTCACATGGCCGAACGGCACGCGGGACACCTACAGCCAGCGCGACGTTTTCGTGCTGCGTGGCCCGAGCTGGGATGCGGTCAAGGGCCTGGGTGCGCTCCGCTATGCGCGCGAGGCGATCGGCCTGCGGATGGCGGTCGACGAGGCGCAGGCCAGGCTGTTCGCCAACGGCGCGCGTCCAGGCGGCATCCTCACGGCCAAGACTCCGCTCAACGAAGAGCAGCGCACAATGGTCAAGGCGGCCTGGCAGGCGATGCACGGCGGCAGCGGCAATGCCGGCAAGACTGCGCTGCTGGAGGGTGACCTCGAGTTCAAGTCGCTGATGCTGGACAACGTAGACGCGGAGACGATGGCGCTGCGTGGGCAGCAGATCGAGGACATTTGCCGGGGCTTCAATGTGTTCCCGCAGATGGTCGGGCATAGCGGCGACTCGGCGCCGACCTTCGCCAGCGCGGAGCAGTTCTTCATCCAGCACGTCGTGCACACCCTTTCGCCCTGGCACGTGGCCTGGGAAGAGGCGATGTCGACGCAGCTTCTGACCGACGACGAATGGGCGGCCGGGCTTTACTTCAAGTTCACCGTTCAGGCGCTGTTGCGCGGCACTGCGAAAGAGCGCGGCGAATACTATCAATTGCTGGTCAATATGGGCGCCGTCACGCCGAACGAGATTCGCGCGTGGGAGGAAATGGACCAGGCACCCGAACTCGACCGCTTCCGGATGCCGCTCAACACCACGGTCGTCGAGCCGGACGGCAGGCCATTTTTTCCGCCCACGGGCGACAAGCCGCTTTCGGCGATTTAACCCAAGGACACGCCATGCACGATAAGTTTCTGGCCGCGGTTCCTGCGGAGTGGAAGTTCGCTGACGCCGGCGACGCAATGATCGTCGAGGGCTACGGCGCCTACTTCAACAACATCGATAGCTATGGCGACTTAATCGTGCCGGGTGCGTTCGCCGACACGCTCGCGGCTGCGCAGTCGGCCGGCAAGACCATCCCGATGCTCTACCAGCACCAGTCCTACAAGGTCGCCGGGGTCTGGACGCACCTCGCCGAAGACGGCAGGGGGCTGGCCGTGAAGGGGCGCCTGCTGCCGACCACGCTCGGCCGCGACACCTACATCGAGATGAAGGAGAAGGCCGTCACCGGCCTGTCGATCGGCTTCACCACGCTGGATTCCTCGCCGCGCGTTAACGCCAGCGACCCCAAGCGCACGATCAAGAAGGTTCACTTGTGGGAAGTCTCCCCAGTCCCCTTCCCAGCAAATGACAAGGCGCGCGTGACCGAAGTGAAGTCGGCCGCGCCTTCCGAGATCGAGAGAATCCTGCGCGATGCAGGACTCTCACGTGCCGAAGCTAAGGCCTTCATGGCTGACGGCTTCAAAGGCCTGAAGAGCCTGCGGGATGCAGTGGACTCGGCTGACGAGCTGGCGGACATGATTCGCCGCAACATCAACCTTCTCAAATAAAGGGGCATCACAATGTCCGATGAAATCAAGAACCTTCTGGAGAAGCAGGGCGAAGCCTTCGAGGCTTTCAAGGCGGCCCTGGCCGACGAGGCCAAGAGCAAGACCGCCGAGAGCGAGGCCAAGACGGCCCGAATCAACGACGAGCTGACGCGGCTCGCCAAGGAGATCAAGACCGCCAACGATCGCGCCGAGGCCGCCGAAACCGCCGCCGCCCGACCCAACCGCGGCGACGGCAAGTCGATCACGCCGGCCATGGCCGAGTACAAGGCGGGCCTGTTCAACTACATTCGCAAGGGTGAAGAGGACGGCCTGGAGAAGAAGGCGCTCTCGGCAGGCGTCAGCCCGGACGGCGGTTACACCGTGCACACGGAACTCGACACGATGATCGACCGCGTGGCGCGCTCAAACGTCAACATGCGAAACCTCGCCACGGTTCGCAGCATCACCACCGGCCGCAGCTTCAAAAAGCTGGTGACGACATCGGGCGCCGGATACGGCGGCTGGGGTAACGAGCACACGGCGCCGAGCGAAAGCACCACGCCCGGCCTGGTCGAACTCGAGTTCACGCCCGGCACCCTGTGGGCCGAGCCGCGCGCGACGCAGGAGCTGCTCGAGGACTCCGACCAGAACATCGAAGCGTGGCTGGCCGACGAGGTCGGCATCATCTTCGAGAGCACCGAGAACCAGGCGTTCATCGACGGCAACGGCGTGAACCGCCCGCGTGGCTTCCTCGACTACAGCATCGTGGCCAACGCCTCGTATGCCTGGGGCTCGATCGGCTACGTTGCCTCCGGCGCCTCGGGCGCCTTCCGCACCACCTCGACCTCGGTGAGCCCGGTGCACGACTTCATCGGCTTGCGGCACGCACTCAAGCCGGTCTATCGGGCGAATGCGGTCTGGCTGATGAATGACGCCACGGTCGCGACCGTCCGCAAGTTCACGGACGGGTCGGGCAACCTGCAGTGGAAGCCGGGCGCGTCGGTTGCGGACGGTTTTACCGAGACCTTCCTCGGCCATCCGATCAACTACGATGACCAGATGCCCGACGTCGCAGCGAACAGCTACTCGGTGGCGTTCGGCGACTTCAAGCGCGGCTATCTGATCGTCGATCGCCTGGGAACGCAGGTCATCCGCGACGCGCTGACCTCGAAGCCTTACGTGAAGTTCTACACCCGCCGTCGCGTTGGCGGTGGCGTGCAGAATTTCGAGGCCATCAAGGTCATGAAGATGGCTGCGAGCTAACCGCTCGTTCCCATTCACCAGCTCGACGGCGGCCCGATCAGCGGGTCGCCGTTTCTTTTCCGCTTCCATTCCGAGAGGTGCGCTCATGCGCGGCCAGTCCAATCTTGTTCATCCCGTTCCGGCCATCGTGCCGATCACTCAGACCAACGCCGACACCGCGTTCACGTCGGCCATCATCGACCGAAAGGGCTTCGAGTCGCTCACCTTCCTGGTGATCACCGGCGTCCTGACCGATGCCGGCTGCACCATCGCGGCCACCATGGAGCACGGTGACGACTCCGGCCTTTCCGACACCGCCGCAGTTGGCCAGACCGATCTCGTGGGCACGCTCGCCGCGATGGCGATGACCCAGGCGGACGATACCGAATGCCGGAAGATCGGCTACGTCGGGCCGAAGCGGTATGTCCGCTTGACGCTGACGCCGACCGGCAACGCCGCGGGCGCCATTCCCATCGCGGCCATTGCCCTCCTGGGCAACCCGGCGAATTCGCCGACCGCCACGCTCTAGGCTTGAGAACCGCCGCCGGATGATCCCGGCGGCGGTCCCTTTTCGGGAGCACCGCTATGCGCGCCTTTGCCGACCTCCTGGAGACGACGGCCGCGGCGACCGACGACGCCACCAATCGCTCTCTGACGACCTCCACAAAGGTCAAAGAGGCGCTGCGGATCACCGACTCCAACTCCGACACCATCATCGCCGCCCTGATACCGCGCGCCACCGCCCTGATCGTGGCCTGGTGCCGGCTGGCGCGTGATGCTGCCGGATCAAAGCCCACCTTTGCGCGCGAGACGCTTCGCGCGACATGGCACTCCGAACCGATATCCAATCGCGGCAGCGAGCTGTACCTGCCCTGGCGCGTGCCGGTTTTTTCCATAGATTCGGTTGTCGAGGCCGATACGACGCTGACCGTGAGCACTGATTATTTGCTGATGGGCTCGACGCCGGGCCGCCTTCGCCGCATCTCAAGCGACGTGCCGATCGAATGGAGCACCGGCAAGATCGTGGTGATATTCAAGGCCGGCTTCTCGGTTGCCACCTCGCTTGCTACCAACATGGACGCGGCGATCGAGGCGGCAGCCATTGAGCAAATCAAGGCCATGCTTTTTGCCGCCGACCGCGATCCTACCATTCGGTCGGAGAATGTGCCGGACCTCGCGGCCGTCTCCTACTCGGTGCCGGGCGGCGACGTGATGGGCGCCCACGTGCTGCTCCCGGCCGTGCGCGACATGCTGGCGCCCTGGCGTAATCCTGCGCCGTGAGCATTCAACAGACGGCCGCGCGCTTTATTACCGCGCGTGGATCTATCATGACGCTGGCGCGCGAGGGCGAGGGCACCACCATCACGCTAAAGGGCAAGCGCGTGCCGGGCACTACCGTGTCCGTGGGCAACTCCGCCGAGCAGCAAAGCTTCCGGGTCAAGATCGGCACGGCCGAGCTGCTGGCCTCGGCCTGGTCGGTGAAGGTGCCAAGCTCAAGCACCGATTCGCTCACGGTCGATAGTGTTCCTCGCGCCGTGGTCGACGTTCGCCCGCTGGCCGATGGCGGAGTAACCGGAGCCTATGAGCTTGAGGTGATCGGCTAGTGGGTGTCACCGT